CGAATATATTAATTGGTTTTAAGAGGGCCCACCGAAGATTTTCCTCTCTAGTTCTGTGTCGTGTTATAGTCTGACTTAAGTGATCAATTTCACATATGGTACCGTAACCGTACCATGCCGACTCCCTCTCTGCATAGCCAAGGGGCTGCTCCAATTATATCCTCTTCAGGCTGAGATCGATGCTTCTCAACACATTCATACGGCACCTAATTGGAAAGTGAGCTGTCGCTACTCTTGGTTTTAAGACTTAAGATGGTCCTTGTAGTTTATAGACTTTTCGGTCTAAAGTGCCTAAACAGCAGTGGATGAATATTCCGTGATCATCACGGTGACTACGCTGCCGGTCGGATATGTTCCAGTGTTACTTAAAGTAAATGAGATTAATCCTGGGTTAAGGGCAGTGCAAGTCACTACGAAAGCCAATTCACTAGAAGAACTGACCACACCAGCGTCAGGTGCTATACTTAAGCCAGAAGCTCGGTTGGTATATAACACAAGAAGTGAACAATCTGTGGGTGTCACATTTGGTGGATTGCAAGCTACAGCTCCAGAGCCTTTCCATAAGAAATTAATCAAATAATTGTCTCCTGGATTAGCAAACCATGAGGCTGTAGTGCCAGCAGTAAATGTGACAGTTAGATTGCCGGAAGATATTCCGCCTAAATTTCCAAGTGGAGTAGCTGGGGCTACAGTACCACGATTAGAATAGTGCGATAAAATCACACCACCCACATCGAGAGGAAGAACGGGTTTAAAGAATTCGACACAATAAGACACCCACAGTTCTCCAAGGGCCTGAACTGGATTAGTCTGAGTTGCGAATTGGAAGAGACCAAGATCGTAAAGTCGTAGGTCTTGGCCCACAGGTGGATTTCCAATCCGAACGTATCGTTGTGGAAGAATGGTTTGACCTCCATTACATTCCACGCCGTGCATCAACCCAAGGGTCGGCTTGACTGACACAGCAAATTCGCTGTTCTCCATCTCTTGTTTTGAAGTATAAGCTGGTGAATCAGAGTTATAATTGGTGGCCATAATGACAGCGCCTGGCGCACCTGCAGCGACAAAGTCTGTTATTAATGGTCTAAACTCAAAAATGATTCCATGGAATTTGTATTCTTGGTAGTTTTGAGCAATGGTGCTCAACCAAGGGAACGTGTTTGCCATACCTGGATTAAGTGGAAACTGTCGGTTTGTGAAACCAGCAGTGCCATTAATATCTCCAAGGTATTCTCTGTGGCACAC